TTTCGTTTATATAGCCGATAATCCATTTACGAAGTAACGCCCTGCCCTGATCATTGTTGTCGACCTTGCCGATGAAATACTTTGAAAAATGCTCGTAAGTGTCATTACAGAACTGCATGATTACACGCATTATTCTGTTCTTCTTGAACTCGGCGCCCTCAGTAGGTGTAACGGTTTTCTTCGAGTTTACATCCGTACAAATCTTAACAATGTCAAAATCATCGGCGAATACAAGCAGACCATTTTCAACCGCTGTCTGAAGCTGTGTGTCTGTGAGCTTCGGATTAGCTTCAACCGCCCTAGGATACTGAGCGTATGTAAGACTCTGATTGTAATTTGCACCTGCTTCGACACCAGCAACCCAATAAACAGCCTGTAACGCTGTAAGAGTTGTACCGTCGTTGAGTTTTACACCATTACCAACAACAATAACATACTTTGTATTAGCTGTTGTGGCATCACCTGAACATACAAGCTGACACTTCCTTCCGACAGCTTCATTCATACGTGTAATGAATGAAATGTACGCATTTACGACAGTGCTATCTGTGTTATCAAGCGCAAGAATATCGAACCTAAAAGGCTCAATAGCTGTTAGGAAGTTTGCATAATCCGAATTTGTAAGAGTAGGATTAGCACCGCTTGTGAGTGCGGTTCCTGTTGTAGTAGTGATCTCTGAACCGGTTCCAGAAAATGTCACCCACGCATTTGCAACAAGTGCATCAAGCTCGGTTATGGTCTGAACATCAACCGAAGCACCGTCAACAATGGTAGTAACATCATAAGAACCCTCATTGTCAGGGTCAGCACTTATAGCTACTGAAATATCGTTTCCGCGAGTTCCGGCATAAAGCGCTGTTACGGTCAAAGCACCGATTGTAGTACTTGACTGTGTTCCTCCGGTTCCGAGTCTATAAAGTAAAATTTTTGTTGGTGCGCTTGTTGAATCTGAACCCTTTAACATTTCTCTGATAAAGAGCGCATCTGCACCGGTTATGTCGCAACCAATATAAGGAGTTAAATCCTCTCCGGCTGTAATGGCCTGTACTGTACCAAGTACGCCCCAATTCAAAGCCTTACCGATTGCTACTGTTCCACGATCACCGATGTTTATATTTACCGCTTCTTTCGACTTGACGTTAATATAAGCACCCGGCAAAACCTTATTCTGTGAAACCCATGTTCCTCCAGCCATGTTTTTTACCTCCTTAATGCGGCATCTAATACCGCTTTAGCTTCATTTATAGTATATTCCTTTTCGGTCAAAATTACCGCCATAAAATCAGGCTGATAGCCACTCAGAGCCTTACTTTTTAGTAAACGCTCACGAGTGTACTTGATTTCGACCGTTTTTTCGTTATTCTTTGACTTCGACATTGTTTTCCTCCAAGTCGTTCATGTATATATGTTCCTTATCGACCATTACACGCTGCTTGATTGTGAACTTATAATGTAGCTCTTGATCTTCTATTGCACCGTTGCGCTCATAAGTGTGTAATAACACCGGCTCACTGTTTTCATCGTTGAAATCCTTATAAGGAATCATATTAAAATTTTCATCTAATCCCTCAAGAATCTCATGTAATTCTACATTTTGAGCTGCAGAATTTCTTTCCTGAACATAAACAATGTCAATCATTGTTTCGCGATAATGCACATCGCTTATTTGTTCATCTATTTTGGGATTTACAAGAAAAACATAGAAACATGGAAAATCAGTATTGTACGAAGGACTATCATAAACAGGAACGTCTTTGATAGTAGCAAGAACCCCAGCTATGCTATTTATGAGATTACTGTAAGTGAAAATCATTTCTCAAACCTCTCTTTTATGCGCCTGTCCAATTCCTTGCGTACTGTATCTCTATACTTTCCTATCGCTTTTTCCTTCATGTAAATGCCCTTGATATAATCAGTTTTTGTGCCGACCATCATACCGCCCTCACTAGGGTCTACACGCTCAAATAAGCCCTCATTTATGATTAATCCCGGTACATAGTGCATATCAAGTCTATGACCATCATTCACAAAGCTTGCATACGGTGTATCCCGGTCATTCTGAGCGAAATTGTTCAAATATGTAGTTCCGTGATTAGGTGTAGTAATGCTGTCACGAGTCCATGATCTTGCAAGCGTTCCTGTCCTTGTTTTTGTTCCGGCAATAGACGCATGAGCGTTCGGCGGAGTGTTCTGCTGCGCTGTATTCACCGCTTCAATCGTTGCAATTTCGGCAACTTCATCAATGATTTTTGGCACATCGGCACCGGCTCCTCGTAATTCCGCAAGCCTTTTTCTATACTGTGAGCCAAAACTTGACATAGCATCACCTCATTTAACAATATTATCAGCAAACAAGCCGACTTCTAAATGTTCCAAGCCTGTCACGTGCATACCAACAGGGTCATAAAATCTTTGCGGATTTCCGGCAATATACCGCTCCTCAACTGAACCACCGACCAAAGCACCACGAGTAACAATGATTTCGTCATTCTCTTTTATATCCGTATCAATCGGACATGCTAATTTATCGGTTTTCCGGTCTGTTCCGGCCGTTTCTTGTATTGCGCTCCCACTTATTTGAGTCCGATAAACTCGGCATGGAATAGGGTCGTCATTGACCACTGCACGCACTTCACGAGTCATGTTATTTACTTTTGTTTTCTGAATCCGATAAATCATCATCGTATCAGTGTACCATCCACTAAATAACATACATTCCTCCAATGCCTATCATTCTGGCCATGGTCGCAAGTTGTGCCCCGTATTTAGTAGCGTTCCAAGTTCCCCATTTTTCTGTACCGGCATCAATTGAACCATTGTCATACTTGACTGTAGTATCACCCATCGAAGCCATTGACACATTACCTGTCTGACTTGCGCCACTAGCAACACTCTGAGCGTTCGGAGAACCGTCAGAGTAAGTCTGCAAATATAGCGCCGACCAATGAGCTACAAACAAACCGGCTGCATATCGCCACTGTGTACCCCATCTTGATGGTAAAACGCTGTCATTTGCAAGGTCGATAAACTGATCTAGCATTGTTTCAGGAACCAAAGGAGTATAAACCACTTCGCCTTCTTCCTCTGTTTTTGTATAAAACTGTGGAAAATCAGAAGAGAACATGTCAACCGTATATTCTCCCTTTTCCCCATAAGCTGGAATGTTTGAAGCTACCTTTTTGGCATTTTCAAAAAACGGAATCATAGGATTACTAAACGGAAACATGTTCTCCCTCCTGCTACTTTGTTCTCTTGTTCTTTCTTACGCCTTCGGTCTCTGCTTCGGCTTTTTCGTCGGCCTGTTCAAGTGCTTTATCCGTCTTTGTCTTTGGTGTAACAACATCACCGGACTTAATAGCCATCTGTACAAGCCATGAATCAGCTACCCACTCAGGAATATCGCCGATAAAATCTTTCTTTATCTTGTATTCCTCCTTGCCATTTCTGACAAGGAGATTGATTTTTGAATTTATGAACATTTTTTACTCCTTCCTGATCTATCAGATACCGTCAACGTAAATCATAGTCATTGGATAGAATGTCTCAACTTCTGAAACATTTCCGGCGTATGCTGTGTCGTAAGAAAATCTCTCAGCATTGGCTGTTGTCATAGCTCTTGTAAGTGGTACAAGCTCATCAACTGCAACATAACGCTCCTTGTTGCAGTAAACGATCATTCTATCAGCACCACCAACACCGGCACCGTCTGCCCAAGCTGTAGCACCGATAAAGAGGTCTCCACCGTTTACCTTCGCAACATTGTTCTCAAGAAGGAAAGTAAGAATTGTCTTTTCGGCAAGCTGTGAAACCTTTGTAGTAGCAATGTAATTGTACTGCTCATAAGGAAGTACGATGTGGTTAGGAATCGCATCAAGATCATACTCGGAAGCTGCCCAAGCCGCTAAGATAGCATCATTTACATCCTTCAGGATTTCGTCTGGAGTCTTTGTTGCCCAGGTAGCTGAACCGCCGGCACCGGTAGCTGCGTTTGTAACTGTAACGTCAGCATTGTTAAGGAGACCTGTTGAACCGTAAGCCGCAAAACCGACATAAACATTTTCGTCCATGTGCTTATCGTATGTCATACGAACACCGTCGCGAAGAAGTGTGTCCATGTTACGACCTGTCATGTTTCCACGCATCTGATCAATCCAAAATACACGAGTTCCGACAGAAATCATGTGAGTTTTCCAAAGATCCTTACCGAAATCAGCCTGAACCATTGGAATACCATCAGCAGAACCGGATGTAACAATTCCGTCACCGGAACCGCCTGTTATGCCATAGCCAACACCCATGGCAGAAACAAACTCAGCCCAACCGCCGCCGACTCTGATAGGGATATCTCTTGTATATGTGTATGATGTAAGAGGAGTCCTTACGAGTGTATCTCTCTTTTCAAGCTCAGAAACAAGAAAAGCCTGACCGCTTGCGATACCGGCCGCGTCCATAGCGCAAGCCTTGTTTACGCCATTACCGCCAACAGTACCAAGGTCAAATGTACCCATATTCTTAAAAGCCATTTTAAAACCTCCTTAATTAAGCGTGAAGTGTTTCAAGGATACGGATTTCTGCAACACCGTTAGCATCGGCTGTACCCTTCCACTTTGCATTTGTAAGCTTAACAGAATTTGTTGAATCTGCAGCCGCCTCAAAACCACCAACTACTGCATTAGGATAGCTTGCATTTGCAGCTATTCTAACATAAACATCACCGTCATAAGCTGGAGTACCGTTCTGACAAATGACGTTTACACAACCCCTCTTAATTACGGGAACTGCATCACCGGCAACATAAGAACCATCGTTCTGATTGAGGTAGTCCGTCGCGCTCTTTGTCTCCCTGAGTGCTACGCCGACAAAATTAGCCGCTGTAGATGTTGCACCTACTGCAGTAACAGAACCGGCAACAGCCGAAGTAACAACTGCCTGACCGAAAACAATAGGAGTTGTGCCTGTCAGTGGATGTGTATCAATGATTGTGTCCGGCTGTCTTGAGTAAGAGCCAGCATAACCATGTGTCATTGTTTTGCCAATTTTCTGAACAAATGCCATAATTACTTATTCTCCTTTCTTGTGTGCGGATTAAGCTGATCATAAGCCTTCTGTACTTCATCAATGCTCATGCCCTTGTTTACGCTTACCGGCTTCATAGCTGGAAGTGCCTGTGCAAGCTTTACAGAATCGTTTGCGCTGTTTTTGGTTTTGATTGAACCAAGAAGCGCATCTGTTACCGCCTTGCGTTCATCGGCATTTTTAATCCCGGCGATAGAAGGCTTAATCGCTGTAAGAATTGCTTTAACCGTTGCGGCATCCATAGAATCCTTGCAAGCGTCCATGTTCTCAGCTGGAACTGTTACAGCTTCCTCAGCATCAACATCGGTGCTGTTCTTATCAACACCATCCTCTTTTTCCTCAAACTCTTCACCCTCACGCTTCTCGGCTACTTTTTCCATTTCCTTTAAAGCGGTCTCGATGGGGTCAACGTCCTCTGTATCATTTTTTGGGAGTCTGGCCTCGATCATGTCAAGTCGCTTGTTGAGTGCATCGATTGACTCAAAAAGCTTCTTTGAATAATCCTCATCCTTTGTTCCGCACTTGTCGGATGTGTTTTCTCCGTCCTTCTCTCCTGCGGACTCGTTAAGTGCATCGGCTGTATCCTGAACCATCTTTGTGATTTCCTCAGCCGACTTACCTTCTGCGGCATGTCCAAAAAGAGTTGACCAAAACGCATTTTTGCTCATCGCTTTTTTGTTCCTTTCCGGCTGTTCATCAGCCTTTGCTTTGTTTATTGAGTCCATAATTGCAGCTCTGTGTCCGGCTCTGCCTTCCTCAACAATTGCAATATGGTTTCCTCTGATATTACGCTGCGTGTACGTTCCATCGCCATTATCAACATAATCGACAGAATACCCACAAGATACTTCACGCTTGCCGTTCCGTACCTCTTCGATAAGTCGTTCATCCTGTACAAATAAATCGCCAACAAGATAATCATTCCATTCACCGGCACCACGACGTATATTCTGTGCATGGCCTTTGCTGTGAATGGTAACATTTGAAGAATCTAACAGTTCGCTCGGATGATTGTCTGTTACCGGCTTACCTTCAAAGCTTGCAATAGTGGCTTCGCTGAAAACTTCCTCTTCAGGTCTATGCACCGTTACAACCTTATCGCCATCCAGTCCCAACTCACTAGCAAGATACTGTTGATCTCCTGTCCTAGCAATGGGGACATTTCGGCATATCAAAAAGCCTTCATCCGTTTCAAGCTGATTAGGACTTATCTTGTATCCATAATACGCTAATTTACCCATGTTTAAAACCTCTTTTATTCCATAGCGCTTTTAACAGCCTTTTTTCTTAGTTCTCTTAATAGTTTAGCACGATTACGCTCTTTTGTGCGATATGCTTCAATCTGTTTTTTTGTTCTAGGGTCATTGGTTATGGGATTACTTTCAAAGCTGGAAAACTCACGCATTTTTTGACTCTGTT